AATGTGAATGAAACAGAAGATTCAATAGTTATTGAATATTCTAAACACCATGAGGATAAAGAAGAAGAAGAAAATGTTGACGCAATTTCTTCTTATCATGACGATGAAGAAGAAGAAAGAAAAGTTGTTGATTTACCGTTAAGGTATAGAACAATCGATCTTTCTAAAAATTCATTTATTGACGAAGAAAAAAGATTAGTTCGTATTGGCGTTTCATCAGAAGAGCCGGTTGAACGTTCTTTTGGTTTAGAAGTTCTAAGCCATAAGCAAGATGATATTGATATGGAATTTGTATCGTCTGGCAGGGCTCCATTTTTATTAGACCACGACATGTCTAAGCAAATTGGGGTTATCGAAGAATTTAAACTTGACGAGGCAGCTAAGAGGACCGTAGCTGTTGTTAGATTTGGTAAATCAGCACTAGCTCAAGAAGTTTTCCAAGATGTAGTTGACGGTATTCGTATGAATATAAGTGTTGGCTATAAAGTAAATAAACTAAGTAGAGTAAAAGATAACGATGAAATGCTTTATAAAGCTGAATGGACCCCGCTTGAAGTTTCAAGTGTTTCTGTGCCAGCAGATCAAAGCAGACTAGTTGGAGTTGGACGCTCTGCTAATATTAAAAAGGTAAATAAAATGACTGAAGAAAAAAAAGATATTAATCTTGACGAAGTCAGAAATAAAACTCTTGAAGAAGCTAAAGCTGAATTTAAAAGAAATTCAAAAGAAATTATTGATTTAGCTGTTAAGCATAATAAAAGAGATTTAGCTGACAAAGCAATGAAAGATGGTTTATCAGTTGAAGAGTTCAGAGGTGTATTATTAAATGAAATTTGTAATGATAAGCCGCTTGAAACTGCTGAAATTGGTATGACTAAAAATGAAGTAAGACAATTTTCATTAGTAAGAGCTATTAACGCTTTAGCAAATCCTACTGATAGAAAAGCCCAAGAAGCTGCTGCTTTTGAATTTGAATGTTCAAATCAAGCTGCAAGAGAACAAGGCAAAACAGCACAAGGAATTATGATTCCTGCTGATGTACTTGGAAGCTGGAGCAAAAGGGACATTAACTCAGGTGATGATTCAACTCTAATATCAGAAGATTATAGAGGCGGAGATTTTATCGAAGTATTACGTAACTCATCTAGTGTTATGCAAGCGGGAGCAACTATGCTCAGAGGCCTTTCCGGCTCCGTCGTAATTCCGAAGAAAACAGCTGCTTCATCAGCTGCTTGGATTGCAACTGAAGGAAATGCTGCTAGCGAATCAGAATTCACTTCTGGTTCTGTTACTATGTCTCCAAAAGTAATTGGTGCATTTACAGACGCTACAAGACTATTATTACAACAGTCTTCATTAGATGTTGAAAACTTAATCAGAGATGACTTAACACAATCTATAGCTACTGCTATTGATTTAGGTGCTTTAGCTGGTTCAGGTTCAAGCGGTCAGCCAACAGGTATTAAAAATACTTCAGGTGTTAACACAACAACATTTGCTGCTGCTAATCCAACTTTTGCTGAAATTGTTGGTATGGAATCTGCTGTAGCTAATGACAATGCATTAGTTGGTAACTTAGGTTATATTTGTAAACCAGCTGATTACGGCACATTAAAAACAACTTCAAAAGATACTGGAAGCGGTCAATTTGTAGTTGAGCCTGATGGAAACATGAATGGCTATAATGTTGTTAGATCAAATCAAGTAACAAGTGGAGATTTTTACTTTGGTAATTTCTCAGACTTATTAATTGGTATGTATGGTGGCCTCGATATAACCGTGGACCCATATGCTCTTTCAACTTCAGGTGGCGTAAGAATTATTGCTTTACAAACACTTGATGTCGCTGTAAGACATGCAGTATCTTTCTGTGTATCTAACGACGGTGCTTAATAACCAATGATGAAATGGAATGGGGGTAGCAATGCCCCCAACTTAAATATGAAAAAATTTTTAATAACTAGTGATACAGTAGCTAATGCTAAAAGAGTTGCAGCAGGAGACGTTATAGAGCTTCCTGAGCATGTTGGTTATGAGCTATGCGCATACAATAAAGCTGAGGTTTATATTGAAAAACCAAAAGCAAAAAAAGAAGACAGAAGCGTAGGTTTAAAAACTTCTAAAACAAAAACTGTAAAAACAAAATCTAAAAAATAATTATGTCAATGGAATTTGATAGAGATTTTGACGGTTATTTTGATGCTGACTTTGGTCATGGTATAACAATAACCTACACCCCAGCTGGAGGCTCGGCGTCTTCTATCAATGCAATTTTAAATCAAGAATACGTTGATATTGATACAGCCGGTTTGCCTGTACTCCAGTAGCTCAAGTTAAAACAACTGATGTGCCTAATATAGCATTTGGAGATTTATTTGCTGCCCCTGCTATAAAAAATTTAGACGGGACCGTAATTAAAGCAGCAACAAATTATAAAGTTATAAACTATGAACATGATAATTTAGGCGTTACCTCATTAATACTTGAGGTGCAATAATGGCTAATCATGTAAGACAACAAATCAGAGAATACTTTGGCACTGCATTAACAGGCCTTACAACTACAGGCTCTAATGTTTATGAATCAAGAGTTTATACACTACAAGAAGACACTCTACCTTCTTTAGTAATTTATACAAAATCAGAAATATCAGAACCTATTGTTATAGGTACTGATAGAGTTATGAGCAGAGAGCTTTCAGTAGTAGTAGAAGCATATTGCAAAGCTACTAGCAACTTTGATGATACTATTGATACAATTAGTAAAGAAGTTGAAGAGGCTATCATGGCTGATAGAACATTAGGCGGTTTAGCAAAAGATACTTATGTTGAATCAACTGAAATAGAATATACAGGAGAAGGAGAACAGCCAGTAGGTTATGTAACTCTAACTTTTTTAACAAACTACTATGTTCAGGAAACCAATCCTGATGTAGCGGTATAATAGGAGATAATTATGAAATTAATTAGTCCAAATGGTAAAAGTTCTGTAATTGCTCATCCCACTCAGGTTGAGTCAATGAAGAAAAAGGGCTGGAAAGAGGAAGCAGTCCATTCGCAAGATAAAATTAAATCTTCTTCTAAGAAAAAGTCGAAAGACAAGGTAAAAGAAAATGGCAACACATAAAGGAAGTGAAGGAACTGTTAAAGTCGGTTCTAATGCTGTAGCTGAAATAAGATCATACTCTATTGAGGAATCTGCTGATACTTTAGAAGATACTTCAATGGGTGATTCTGCTAGAACCTATAAATCATCATTGACTTCTTTCTCAGGAAGTTTAGATGTATTTTGGGATGAGACTGATACTTCAGGTCAAGGTGCTTTAACTATTGGCTCAGAAGTAACATTAAATGTTTATCCTGAAGGTGATACAACTGGTGATACTTATTATACAGGTACAGCTATTGTTACTGGTGTTTCAAGAAGTGCATCATTTGATGGATTAGTTGAAGCTAGTATTTCAGTACAAGGTACTGGTGTATTAACACCTGACGAAGTATAAAACGATGTCAGTAATAGATAACGCAAAGAAACATTTTGCAGAGCAAGATGTAAAAGTAATCGAAGTGCCTGAATGGGGTGAAGATGATAAACCTCTAAGAATATTCAGTAAGCCATTGACGTTAGCTGAAACTTCTAAACTTTATAAAATGAGTAAAGAAGATGATTTAACGATGATGGCTTATGTTCTTATATACAAAGCATTAGATGAGAATGGAGATAAGTTGTTTGATTTAGGTGATAAAAATGCCTTATTAAATAGCGTTGATAGAGAAGTATTAGTAAGCGTTGCTACAAAAATTATGGGTCAAGAACCTATTGAGGAAACGAAAAAAAACTAATAAAGGATACTAATTTATATGTGCAATACGCACTAGCTGAAAAACTTGGAAAGACCTTAGAGGAACTCCAACAAATTAGTGTCCAAGAATATCAAGGATGGATAGCTTACTTAGAGTTAGCTGAAGAAAAAAGAAACAATGGCAAATAAAAACGTTAAATTTACATTAAGCGCAGTTGATAAAACCAAAGCAGC